TCAAGGATAGCCCAGAGGAGGCTATGTACATTTTGTACGGCGTCGAACTTCCAGAGTAGGATTGGTATATTTGTAGGATGAAGTGGACAGAGATTTTCAAAGAGAGCAACGACTACAATGAGAAGACCGTTATAGGTTTTCTATCCTTTGCCATTATGGTCATCGTAATGGTGGTGGATGTGGTCACAGGGTTCTTTGGAAGCCATCTGCCTATCAACGACTTTGTCTACAACTCTTTTCTTATCGTGACGCTCGGCAGTTTTGGAATAGCAGGGCTTGAAAAATTTGCAAAGAAGTGAAACAGATACAGCGCATAAAGTTGTTAGTATCCAAAATACGTCACATCTATCTGTATAGTGACAGCCAACCCACAGAGATTACTCTTGCGATTTGTCTGATTGTTCTTTCCCCCGCTGTAACTATTGCAGAGGTAGGGTGGATGCCGATATACAATTTAGCGTGTATTGGATTTGGTTTATTTCAACTGTATTGTGTCGCCAATGAGGACTTGCATTGCAGGATGCGAGCAGCCGTTCTAAGCATGAGTGCCTACATATCTACCTTCCTAATATATACGATAGAAGGAACTATCTTTGTGTCACCCACACACTGGGGCTGGTTTGTCCTGGCCTTTAGCGCATGGGGCGTAGTTCGTAGACTGAACGCAGAATATTTACACAGAAAAACCAGAGAAAAATAATGGAGTCTTGGATCCAGATAGCGATAACAGTTGTTACTGTATTAGGTAGTGGTGCGGCGTTCCAGTTTTACACCAATCGAATGAAGATGAAAGCAGAAGAACGCAAAGGTGCTGAGGCTAACAATGATACTACCCTTTATCGTGACGACTTGAAGGCACGTGTAAGAAACCTTGAGGAACTATTAGCACACAGCGCTGAAGAGAAAGAGAAGATGCGTGGTTCTATCTTAGAACTCACAGCAGAAGTTCATTCGCTTCGAGTCAAGGTAGAGTTCCTGGAAAAGGAAAACGAAATTCTAAAATCAAGATAATGAAATGGCTGGTCGGGTTAATCACAATAGGCTTGTTGAGTTCTTGCAGCGCTCAATGGCACCTCAAGCGCGCGGTAAAGAAGGACCCGACACTACTCAAGACGGACACGATTGCTATTGTGGATACGGTTGTGACTCCGCCTGTTACTTTGACGGACACGGTGATAACACGTGCACAGGATACCGTAGTAGTTCAGAAAGATAAACTCAAAGTCCAGGTAGTACGATCATATGATACTATCATGGTCGATGCTATATGTGAATCCGACACTATCGTTCAAATTGTAGAAGTACCTGCCCCATCCATCGTTATGAAGGACAGCGACAGGTGGTACAACAAGGTGTACAAGTTTTCTTTTTACGTGTTGTTGATTCTTCTACTACTTCTTTGGTTCCTAAGAGTGAATAGACCAGTCTAATTAGGAACCGCAAGCCTCACAATCTTCTGGGTTAGAGATGTTACAAGTTGGCTGTTCAGCGGACTCAAGTTCCGCTACGAATTTGTCGAAGTCTTCCATAGTGATTGATAAAAAAATAGGTTGTATCCCACGAAATTATGGGAGCCGTGAAGGTACAAAAGGAAACGATTAGGGTTTCAATTCGTAATAGGGTGAGTATGCGTGCTTTACATTCCACTCCCTTACTTCTGCTGGTGTGAAATCGGCGAATATGTAATCCTCGGGTGATGTAAACAAGATGAAGAGTACCAGATCTGACTCCTCTTTGTCCATGGCTGGCTTGTTAGCCTTGAATGTTTTCTCGCAGGTCTTAACACTCAGTCCATAGTTCTTATCTGTCGCCTCAACTATGATGTCTGGGTCATCCGTCACGCTCTTGGTTTCTTTCAACAGCGTTGAGACTGTGTATCGTATAACCTGTGGTGTGATTTCAAAGTAGTGACGCATCAGTAACTCACCAAGTATGCCTATATATTCTGTATAGTATTCCCTCGATACCTCGCCAAGCAGTACAGACTTCTTTGTTCCTGTGCGCTGTTTATGTGTGCCCTCGTATCGTTGGCGATTAGCCTCAATGCGCATGAGGGTAAGGTCGTTTGCGTAATGCTTTAGGTATGGCGGTATGGTTAGGTTCTTCATGACAGTCCTTCCAATCGTAGTTTGTTTATGGTAGACAAATCGTAGTGCTCTTTACAATACTCATACAGATTGTTTCCAAGTCTCTGCGCTTTGCTTAGTGTCATGCTTTCTACGGCCTCTTTCCATTCCTTTGGATTACTACATAGGATGCCTGTCTCTTCGTGCTTTATAACCTCCTTATATGGCGTTACGTTGGATGCTATTATTGCAGTACGAGTGAACCCCGCTTCTACTACCTTCAGTTCTGATTTGCACTTGTTGAATCTTGAGTTCTTCAAGGGGCTGAGGGAGACGTCGAAGAACTTATACAACTGTGCATACTGAGTAATATCCACGGGGTTCATTCTATACTTTGCTTTCAATCTATCGGGATAGTCCATCAGACCCATGCAATATAACTCATGGTCTTCAAATGTCATTCCCATTTCATCTAAATCTTTTTGATGCCCATTAGCCCCAAGGTATCCAAAGCGAACCTTGTAATCTTTAGGTATATCCTTTTCCCAATCAGCCCACTGCTTCTCCTTCTGATGGATGGTATTTGGAATAACCCTATACACAGTGTCGGGGTTAATCTTCTTCATCCTCTCAGCGAGGTACGCTGATGGTGTCCAGATCTCATCCGCTATCTGTATGCTGTCTTTAATAAAGTACTGTTCGTTGTTCTTGTAATGGTCGTACGCTGGATTGTCCTTTGGTAGTTCCCAATAGTCATCGTTGTCAAGTATAAGTTTGACATCGTTGTCTACTAAGAATTGTTTAAAGGCTTTAGCATCCGACACCCCGAACCTTCTTGATCCCACCAAGTGCGACACACCAGATAAGTCAAACTCTTTGAGTTCGTTAAGGCTGTCAATAAAATGCACGTTGATTCCCTCCTCTTCCTTTAATCGGATGAAGGGTGTCATCAATCTGTGGTAGTTAATACCGTTTAGTCCGTCAAGATAAATCAGCGTCATCATAATACTCCAGCAGCGCAGAACGTATTAGGTCAAATTCTGAATCAATGTTTCTCTTGTACTTACGGATGGTGTTGTGTAGTCTCTCGGCGTCCGTTCTTGGAGACCCTGCGTTTGTATGCAGGCTCTCGTACAACTCAGTCGCTGCCTCGTGCATGCGGCTGGTCGCAAGAAAGTAAACCTCACTCAACGATTTGATATCCATGGCATTTTATTTTGGCAACAAACTCATCCTTCTCTAACGTCGGGTCATATGCTGTTGACTGTGACGTAAAGAACTTTGGGTTGTCATCTTGAATATACCCATGATTTCGCAAATAATCCGCCAAAAACTTACAACAACATATAGCGTTATCAACATCGAAGCGACAATTGTAGCGAACATGTATAGACATTTTGTCCATACTGAACTTATCCAACTTGTCCATGGCCTTTGCAATTTCACCCCAGTACTTGTCCTTATACTTCTTGCGCACCGCATAGTGTCTACCAGAGTAGAACTGGTTGAGCGACGGTGGCTTCGGTAGAGTTACAATGATTTCTTCATATTCATTCACACCCTAATATAAGTCCAATGTGCTATTCTTGTATGCTAATGGCTTAAAGTTTTTAACACCCGTTCCAAGTTCAGTGAAACCTGTGTAAGAGGAATTGATTTCTATAAGGATAGGATCCAGGTATGGTGTTGGCATACCGCCCGTCTCTTGGTTGCGTTGTTTACGTACGTGTATCTCTGTGCGTATACGTATAGCGTGCTCATCGGACTGAACCTTTCTATGGAATGTCAAGAAGGAATCGCAGCGGTTCACGAACTTACCACCGCCTTCAGTCATGGCCGCACCAGGTGCAACGGGTAGACCATCGGGCCCGGTAATGCGCTGTGCCTCCGTGATGCTGTGAGTGTTCAGCCATATCGCTATGTTATTAGTAACGCTAAACGTCAGCATTTCAGATGCCGCTTCATAGTGGTATTCATGTGAGGACAGTTGCGCCCCCTTAGATATCGTAGTCTTGAGTGAGTTGTATGGGTCAATCAAGAACCCATCGTACTTCTCCTGGCGTATGAGTTTCTCAGCGAACACAAGCAGGTCTGTGTAACTGTACACTTGCTCGTTGCTGATGACTGTGAAGTGCTCATTGACCCACTTGTATGCAGCGATACGTTCCTCGTAGTGCATGTCAGTAATACGTAGGTCAACCAAGAACTCCATCAACCTCATCTTAATAGAGGCGGTCTTGTTCTCCGAGGAGTATATAATCCAACGCCAACCATGTAGCACGGAAGCAGACACCATCAGATACAGCGCCGTCGTTGTCTTACCTACGTTGCTGTGTCCATTGATAATGGTAAACTCTTTCTTGAATAAGAAGTGCTTGTCAAGTTTAGGGAAGCCTGTGCTTAGTCCTTTCTCGATTTCTCCGTTGGCGAACTTGTTAATCCATTCCAGATCATGGTGGTCAGAGGATATGAAAGACATGTCGCCATCATTGATACGCATCTCTCTGCGAATCTTGTTCTCGTCATCAATGACCTCACGTATAGGCATCGAGCGCCCCTGCGTGATACCATCCATGATAGTCTTGCGTGCCAGGTCTGGGTCTTCCACATCCCTGCGCATGAGTTCACGTTCCATTACACGGATAGCCTCTTGCTCTTCCATCCGTCCAGCGCTGATGTATCCACCACATAGGATAGCGGCACGCAACAATGTGTTGTGCTTCTGCCCATCGGGTGCCTTGCGTATCATGCGTGCAACGATGTCTATCTTATCGTAGTCGGTATAGGAGTCTTGTTGTACTACCTCCTGGTGTTGGCTACTCTCCGATAGCATAGCACCGAATACCTTACACTCATCGTTCTTGATGAGGTCTGGGTCGTAACTCTCGAAGCAGGCGCGCGATACATTAATCCCAGAAGGGTCTACCTCTAACCCATAGTTTCTTTCAAAGTAAGATTGCAGTGCACGGAAGTGGTCACGATGTCGCTCGGGATTACTGATACGGACAAGTGCTTTGAGACCGTCTCCACTTGGAGACACCCAGCATGCTCGGATGTATTCATCAGTACCAAGCAATGCTTTGTAATCATTCGTGTCGATGTGGTCAAAGTCTAACACAACCATGCCACTGTGTCCTTCTATTTGCTCATCCCTCCTCCCTGTAAATACTCCAGAGAACAGCGATACAGGTAGTGTCTTCTTGACCTGCTTGTCTCCAGATCTCACCTGCTCGACCTTATCTTTGCTCTTGCCTTCAATGATTCGGTCAAGCGCAGAGTCTAATGTAATGTAATAGGGATTGTCAATCGCCGTGATTGACGGGAACATTGTAATTGAGTTAGCCCCATTCGTTGGCATAGTCTTCTTCTTTATGTATCTCCGAATATCCGACAATCTTTTGGGACTTGATGTTGAACACTCTAAAATTTTCTTTCTTGGCTGTGAGTTTAGTTTGGTCCTCTAAAAAGTTGAGGGCCTTGCTGTCTTTGTTGAGGTGCATCAAAGTCTTTGCTCTGCTTATACACTCCATGTCATGCCACTTATGGATAGACATCTTCTTGCCTCGACGTGTTTGCCACATGATGTCTACCACGTACCAATGAATTGGCTGACCATACCGTCTTATTTCTTTTAGTTCATTGTCTTGCATAATCTCTCGTAGTATTCAAAGTCCTCAGCATAATACATCTCTACAAGTTTCTTGGCATCATCATCAAGTTTGTATCCATCTTTAGGAGTGGTGTTGGACACGGGTAGTTTTGCTTTTAACCCAATGTTGCAGCATATGAAATCCCATTCACTCTCAATCTTGTCCATGTTGGCTACATAAATATCCTTCTCGTTCAACCAATGCATTTGTTGATACGACCCATGTGGTCTTGACCAAGACTTATCGTATATATGGAAGTCGACAAAGCAGTGCTTATCAATTACCTTGTCCTCTCTTCGGTAAAGGTTTTTCTCTGGCGTTAATAGCCACCACAATTTCTCAGTCTCTGGCCAATAAAAATCTACGTTGTACCTGTAGTGAGAGACGAACCTTTCGTATGGATTGCGAAAGAATGTAAACTTGAAGTACTCATTCCACTTTTCTTCGCCGACCTTCTCTCGTATCTCTGATGCAAGTTCGTGTCCGTATGGTGGTCGGTGGTTGCTTGGTACTGATCCTGGGTCTGCTACGTTAAACAAATCCTCTACGGATGTGCTTGCGTTCTTGGGAATGCGTATGAATATACACTTATACTTATCGCTGACCACCATCACATCAAGTTTTTCACGGTCATTATCTCATAGTAATCCAAGGTATCTGGATTATCTGTGTACAATACAACTCTGTACTTCAAGTGGCGTGCAGAGGTTCTTTTCTTTCCCATTACCTGGTCGAGAATCTCAGACCCTTCTAAGAACTTCTTAGTGTATAGTTCGTTGACTCTTCGTCCGTTGCTAAAAACATCTACTTGTCTCTTATGTGTCTTCAAACAAGCGATAACCGTAGTGTGGTGTCTGTTAAATAACTTACCAAGGTTATGCATAGTCAGTGTAGAGTTCTCTCTTAAGTATGCCCAAACCATACAGCGTGTTTCAACCAGCGGTCTATCTCTACGTGTGCTCGATAGGTCTGAGGGTATTACCCTGTTCAACATGCTAAAGGTTTCAGTTGCTTCGTCGATTGCGTGCTGGTCAATCGTGCGAATGAAATGATATTCGTTACTCATTTGTCAATGATAATTCTTTTGTAGTACTCTGGTGCTACCCTTTTGATTTCTCTGTATATCTCATTCTCTGCTTCCCGTAATCCAGATTTGGTTTTCGTGTCTCCATATCCTCCCGTTCCGAATGATGTGTGTAATGAGGCAAGTGCCTCGAGTTGTTTGTCTACGTGCGCGCGTACAGAAGCGCACATCTTGGCACGTGATGCGCCTTTGCATACCTTATCCATTATGTAAGTGCGTTAAAATTATAATCGAAATGATTCCGTAGCGGATCTGGCTTGGTCAAGACATCTATTGCGTAGACGTCATACCTTTCAACGAACACCAAGTAGCCTCGGCTTTCAAGTAGTTCCTTGATTACGTATGCGCCATTCTGAATGTGCTTGTGTTCCGCCTTGATGATTCCAGGCCTGTGCTTTCCGTCGTATATAACCTGGTTAAGTATCACTAAGTCATGTCCTTCGGTGTCTATCTTAAGGAAGTCTACCCTTGGTATTCCACTTGACTGTATAGCGTGCTGATAGGTGATTGTTTCTACTGTGCGTGAGGTTACGTTGGATTGGTTGGACGTATGCGTGTACTCCGCAAACGAACTCATGCCTGCAAAGTCTCTGTCGTTATCGACTACCTCCTTGTTAAAGACATTCATCTCACGTGTACCAGGCAGCACATCTACTGCTGCGTTAATGTAGTGTACACCCTTGTGCTTCTCCAGGTTGTTGAGGTATTCTGATATAGGTTCAACTACAACTCCTTTCCATCCTTCTTTAGCAAGGTCATTGAGTGAATCAAAATCACAACTACCTATCTCAACAAAGTATTTAGTATTCTTCATACAGCGTTTCTGATTCTGAGTAATAATCATCGGGCGCCATGTAAACCCATGGCTCAAGTATTGCGTTGTGGTATGAGAATCCTTCACGGTCTAAGCCAGTAACTAAGACTGGTTTCTTCTCACGTCTGTACCATTCGGGATGTCCTTCGAGCATGTCCAATCGGTTGAGCGTAGGTTCATCCACCAGATACACCTCTACCTTGACACGCTTACCCGTGCCCTTCATGTCTACGAGGAAGGGTAGTCCAGATCCACGTACCACGAGCGGGTACTCATCCTCTGTATAGCCCTCGCCTACGAACACAGAGTCTGCTAATAGCATGTGATTACCGTACCCTCTCTTGAGTGTACCATAAACAGCGACTAAAATATCGTGCAGTTCTTCGCTATTATTTCCTCGTACCAGAAATCGACGTCTATCTTCTGCGTACTGCTGAAGACTGTTGTCCCTTTTCTCTTTAGTATCCATCGTTTCTTGCGTTTATTAAATTGAATTGAGTAGTTGGTCTTTACCTGGACTGGTGGTTTACCACTCCACGGTCTGTTACTTCCGTAGGGTATGCGTTCTTCTCCTCGTTTGTGTGCCATTCTCTTTGGTGTTAAAGGTTTCGTTGTAGTATTGTTCTCCGAACTTTTCTTGACCAATGTAAAAAGGGTCAAATGCTGCGACAGCATCGTCATAGATTCCACACATTACCTCTTTCTCTTTCTCAAGTAGTGATTCTGCTAACTCCACTATCTGTTCAAGCCACATAAATGGTTGCACATCTTCATCTTCTTGTCTCTTTCTGATTACAGAAATCAACTCTTGCATTGGTGTTTTCATTTCTCTTTGGTTTTAAAGTTGTCAAGCATCTTGTGCAGTTTACTTGACTCATAATGTTCTATTAAAGACACAAAACCCTATCGTTTTGTATCATTATTGGTTTCTATTTTCTCAAGTGTATCCTTCAGTATCACATTCCAAGCCCACTTGTCCCTGTCAGCGTCCCAAAGTCTCTCGTACATCTCTAGTAGTATCTCTCTCATTTCTCTTTGGTGTTAAAGGTTAAATGTGGGGAGGGCTTCTCTTTCGAGAGGGGTTTTGCCAAACTGTTATTAATCACACCCTCCCCGACATTAAACTTTAGAACGGCAAGTCACTACTGCCTTGCGCTACCGTCTGGTTCGCTTGGCTGTTAGAGTACTTCGTTCCATTGGCACGTGGATTAAACACAGACGTGAATGCTGTGCCGTCGGTCTTGATGATGAAGTCTACGTTCACATTACCTGCGCCCGTGAGATACTTCTTCATCTCATCCAACTGTGCTTCTTTAAACGAGATAGAGTACTTGACAACACCGCTGTCAAACTCCTTGCGTTCGCCTACATATCCGATGTAGACATCTTTCTTTTGCTGATCCATAGCAATCGAATTAAATTTCCCCTTGGATAAAGAACGTAGAGGATGGCTTGTCCTGTTGATAGTGCTCCTTGATTATGTTCAAGGCACGAGCCACCTTACGCTTGCCGGAGTCAAGGGTTTCCTCCGATGCTTTGTATACTGCTGGTAGGTATGGGTATGCTTTCTCTTGCACTACCCAATAGAAATCTTGGATACCAAACGCATGCGTATATAAGAAGGCCTGGATGTCATACCCAAAGAAACGTACGTCTCTTGTAAAGCCCTTAACACTACGTGATGATTTGCTGTCGGCTATGAAGCCTTCTCCAAGACAGTCTAAGAAACCACGGAAGGGGATTACCTCTCCGCCGATGTCAAGTTTCTGGTGAAACTCAACCTGGTAATCCCCATCCAGGTATATGCTCAGAACTTTTGAGTCGTCCAAGCGAGTAATCATGTCGATGCATTGCTGATAATCTTCAATACCTAAGACGGTCTTGCCTTCAGCCAATGCTTCTTGTTCTTTCTTCCACTCCTTGTACGCCTTAGTAACACGTGGGTTCTTCCCTCCCAGATCCTGTATAATCTGCGTGTCATCCATGACGAAGAACGTGGAGTCAAACTCATGCGGCGTGAAGAGAAGGCAATCGTAGGCACTACCAAATGTGAGTGCCTCCGATTCCTTACGCAACTTGCCTTGCATGTATAATTCAAACAGCGCTATGTCTTGTAGCGCGTACTTTATAGATGAGTACGATAGGTATTGCTTACCCGTTCTCTCTACTAAAGATTCAAACCATCCATTAGTCATACTAACTTATCGAGTTTGGTTTGCTGTGCTTTAGTAAGAGTGTCTCCGTACTTGTCTTTAATCTGAGTCAATCGAGTTGCACGCTCGGGCTTGTTCTTGCCGTCCTTGATGTAGGTAACAGCGCTCGCATAGATTTCGTTGTTGCTTTTCGCAGGTGCAGCAGGTGCATCTTGCTTCTTGATAGCCATGTCAACTTCATCTGCTGTTGCGATAGAGGTTTCGATACCAATACCCAGAAACCCAAGCGCACGACCTACGGCTGAGGTCTCGCAGTTCTCTACGTATGATGTTTGATTGATGCGTGAAGAAGACTTGTCTTCCTGGGCCATGCCTTCTGCAACCACGGCTCCGTCCGCATTCCTAATGGTTGCCTGCACTACGCATGAGTCTGCGTCCAGGTGTAGCATTTGAGTTGTAAGTCCGTAGCCTTTGAACTCGGACAGTGTGCGGAATGCAATCACACGTTGGTTAACCTCAACGTATTGCTTTCCTTTGATGTTCGTTGTCTTGAACTGATAAGTATTACTCATACTATTTGATTTATTGAATTAAAGTTTTTCAAATCTAACTAATCCTCATTTAATTCACAAGGATTGTCGTGTATTTTTTCCAACGCCTCTGCCAGTCTGCGATCGTCGGCCATGTACACGTTGTTAATTTTCCTCATCCATTCCAGGAATTGACTCTTTCTTTCCATTGTCTTTAGGTTTTTTCCACTTGATGTCCCACTCATTGATGTATCGGAATACGGTACGGTCGGTCACGCCCAGGTGTTGGGATGCGACCTTAACGCTCTGGTACTTTCGTAACGCATAGGTCACGAGTATCTTCCAATTGTACTCAATGTTTAGGTTTTCTTTCTGTTTCTCCATCTCGCATACATTTTAGAGGCCCACGCCTTTCGTTGACGTGGGTTCCTGTACATACTGCGCAGTCTCGCCATGGCGATGCGCATGAACTGTTCCATAGTTTTAGTCTCGTTCGATTCCATACTCATCCAAGTCTCTGTTACACAAGTCAATCATGTCCATCATCTTTTCTTTTGGGTAGTAACATGATGAGTAACGCAAGCGTCCACATCAATATCACTACCATTATTGGGAAACTAATCATCTCTTACTACGTGTATAGGTTAGCCAATCTTCTTTCTCAACACCTTCATCACAGGTGTTACACCATAGGGCTGTCCAATTGAAGTGCCCTACATTCTTCTCCGTGTTACACGTCGGGCAGAATATCTGTCTCTGCCCCTCACGTGGTGCACGAGTACGTCTGTTTACATTTTTGAGTTCCATACTACATCTTTATTAACCGTAATCTTCTCTGGTATTTACGTATCAACATCGCTGAGTTTACCAACTGATGTTGCAGTTCATCCGTCCATCCGAACCTACTCGCATGGATCGTGAGGTTTACCTGGTCAAGCATGAGCATGTCCAGGTACGCCTCGGTCCGTTTGATGTGCTTGTACTTCCGTGTCATGAGAAAAGACTTTGGAGTCCCTTGATTATCACGTAGAAGAACGTGAAGATAGGGCCGTACAAAAACACATAGGCAAGCACCTCCACTAACAGCGAAGGTTTCTTGCGGGGTTGAAATTCTTTGGGTGTCTTAGGCATAAGCAGTTGCATTTAAAATTTCTAAACATAATTCATGAGGAATC